GCTAGGCTTGAGGCTGATGGTATGGTTTTGTTTACCGATAAAGGCTATGCCTACGCGCACCCCGCTTGGGGCATGCGCACGGCAACCGAAGAGAGGATTTACAAATGGCTGAGCGCTCTAGGATTGACGCCAAGCGATCGCGCCCGGCTAGGCATCGCAATGGTGCAGGCGCGCACCCTGTTGGAGGAATTCAGGGAGAAATTCGCGGCGTTGCCGAATGGCCGCCCAAATGGTTGACGCCCACTAACCCTGAAGATTTAGCCCGATCGTTGGGCGATCAGGTGGCTGCGTTCGGTGAGGCATTGGTGCCCATCGCAAAGGATTCGATCGGCGGGCTCTCAGGTGAGCCCATGCAATTTCGCCCGTGGCAACGTGAGCTGCTACGCCACGCCCTAGCACGCAAATCCGATGGCACCTTTTCGCACCGCTTTTTCATGATCGGCGCAGCCCGTAAGAATGGCAAAACCGCGCTGCTCTCAACGGTGCCGTTGGCGCTTGGGCTCTTCGGTGATCAGGGGGGTGAAATCTATTCAGCCGCTGCGGATAGGGATCAAGCCAAATTGGTGATGAGCCACGCGAAGCGCGCTGTTGAGATGAGCCCCATGTTGGCTGAGCAAATCAAGGTGTTTCGTGACACCCTAGAATTCAAGCCCACGGGCACCATTTGGCGGGCGCTATCATCAGAGGCGTACACCAAAGAGGGCTTGAGCGCCACGCTAGTGCTTGCCGATGAATTGGCGGCATGGCCCAACCGCGATCTTTTTGACGTGCTCAGCCTGAGCATGGGCGCCCGGCGCAGCCCGCTGTTTCTGGCGATCACCACGGCAGGGCAGCGCACCGATCAAACGGGCATGGATTCAATTGCGTTCACGCTCTACCAATTGGCACGCCGCCGCATCACAGGTGAGCACGATGACCCCACGTTGGGCATGGCGTGGTTTGAGGCTGATGAAGATGCCTATGCCGATGAAACCAAATGGGCACAGGCGAATCCGGGGCTGCTCTCAACGCCGCCGCTGCTCAGCCTAGAGGATTTGAAGAGCGCGAAGATGCGCACCCCTGAAGCCGAATTTCGCACTAAGCGGCTCAACCAATTCACGGCCTCAGGCGTGGCGTTTCTGCCTGCGGGCACGTGGGATTCATGCGCCGATACCACGCTGAAGCTTGAGCCGGGTGACCCGATCGTGTGCGGGTTTGACGGCTCATTTTCCAACGATAGTACGGGGGTGATCGGCGTGCGCCTGACCGATGGCGCGGTGTTTACGCTTGGGCTTTGGGAACGCCCCATTGACGATCTCTCATGGCGCGTGCCCGTTGAGCAGGTTGAGATGAGGGTTGAAGAAATCTGCAAAACCTATGACGTGCGAGAGATCAATTGTGACCCGTACCGATGGCAGGCCGTCATGGAGCGTTGGCAACAGGCAGGCTTGCCCGTGGTTGAGCACCCTCAGAGCCCTGCCCGCATGACGCCCGCAACCGCCGCTTTCTATGATGCCGTTGTGAATGGGCGGTTGAAGCATGACGGTGATCCGCGCCTTAGCCGCCATGTCATGAATGCAAGCCCCGTGCAAACGCGCTACGGGGTGCAGGTGCGAAAGGGTAAAGATGCAGGCAAGAAAATTGACCTTTGCGTGGCAGCGATTATGGCTTGGGGTAGGGCTGCTACGCTAGGCGCGAAGGCGCTTGATACGCCGAAGGCATCGGTGCAATTCATTGAGCTGTAGGGAGAAATTGCGTGGGCATTCTTGATCGAATCTTGGGGCGTGAGGGAGAGCAGCGGCAGGTAGGCGGCATGTGGCCTGTTGAATCTGACGTTGCAGGGGTGAGCCTAAACGAACGCAACGCAACATCAATTGGCGCGCTGTATGCGGCGGTGAAGCTCTACGCTGACACCGTGGCAAGCATGCCCGTGGGCGTATTCATTCGGGATCGTGGCGTTCGCCGCCCGGTGACGCGCCCGCTCTGGCTTGATAACCCTGTGCCGAATAACAAAAACTATACGCGCTTTGATTTGATGCACCGCACCGTGAGCAGCCTGCTCATTGACGGCAACGCATTCTTGATGGTGTTGCGTGGTGACAATGGCGAGATTGTTGAGGTGCGCCTGCTTGACCCGCGCAAAGTCACGGTGCTTCGCGCCGATGACGGCTCACCGATTTACCGAATCACCACCACATCGGGCAAGATCGATCTCACCGATGATGACATTGTGCACATCACCCTGTTTGGTGTGGGCGAAGATTTGCGCGGCCTCAGCCCTGTTGAGCATCACAAGGTGACGTTGGGGCTTGCAAAGGCAACGATGGAATACGCTTCGCGTTTCTTTGAGCAGGGCGCTTCGGTTTCGGGCTTGGTTACCGTACCGGGAGAGCTCACCAATGATCAAGCAGAAACCCTACGCGCATCGTTCGGGCGACGTCACGAAGGGCTGCGCAACATGCACAAAATTGCCGTGCTCACGGGCGGCGCTGATTTCAAGCCGCTCACCTTCAAGCCTTCCGATCTTGACATTGTGGCAAACATGGAGGCGGGCACGCAGGCCGTGGCGCGAATCTATGGCGTGCCGCTGCACCTGCTTCAATTGCCGGGCGGCAATTCGTCATACAACAGCCTAGAGATTGTCAGCCGTGAATGGCTGATGCTTGGGTTGGGCAGCCTGATTGCGCGGCTTGAGGCAGGGCTTCAGCGCCTCATCGTGGGCGAAACCACATTCATCAAATTCAACGTTGATTCAATGCTGCGCCCGCTCACCAAAGAGCGCTTTGACGCCTACGCCGTGGCGCTCAATAACGGTTTCTTGAGCCTGAATGAGGTGCGCACGCTTGAGGATCGCGCACCAATCGGCGCTGATGGTGACACCTTCAGGCAGCCGCTCAACATTGGCACCGTAGGTGAGGAGCCTCAGGCTTGAGCTACATCATCGTTGATCTTGACGGCACGCTGATTCTTGAGAATGAGCAGCCGAATCAGCCGCTCATTGATCACCTGAACGCGCAGGTGATGAGCGGTGATGCCCAATTGATTGTGGTGAGCGCCCGTAAGGTTGACCGCCTTACCGAAACCCGCGCATGGCTGCAAGAGCATGGCGTTGCAGGCGTTGATGAAATCCATTTGAATGATTTTGAGGGCAGCGCCTTCGCCACCGGGCTTGCATTCAAAGAATACAAATACGGCCTGCTTGCCACCGAATACGGCAGCGAAATCGAATACGCAATTGACAATGACCCTGACGTGCGCGCAATGGCACGCGGTTTGGGCATTGAGGCGTACAGCCCTGAAGAGGCGTTGCGCGAAGAGCACCGCGCCATTGTGCAGGTGCCTGCCTACATTTCAGCCGCTGCAACCGCAGGGCTTGAGGCGTATGAGGGCGGGCTTGCAGGCGAAGGCTTGCAGGATCAAACCGTGCGCGAAGCGCGGCAGCTTGCAGCGGGCAGCGTTGATGATGAAAAGGTGGTGCGCATGGCTGCGTGGATTCGCCGCCATCGTGGTGATTGGGAAGGCGTGCCGCAGAATAGTGACCCTGAGCACCCCGATTTCCCTGCACCGGGGGCGGTGGCGGCCCTGCTTTGGGGCGTCAATCCCGTAGACACAAACGGCGCCGATCGTGTGTTGGCATGGGCAGATAGAATCGTTGCGGAGGCGGCACAAAAGGAGAGCAATGCAATGGCACGTGAGCACGAAACCCGCGCCCTACCATTGGGCGATTTCAGCGTTTCCGAAACCGAAGATGGGCAGAAAACCTTCAGCGGGTATGCCGCGATTTTCAACGCAGAATCATCGGGGCTGCCATTCATTGAGCGCATTGCAAAGGGTGCCTTCAGCCGCGCAATCAAGCAGGCTGAGCAGGGGCGCCGCGTCATCAAATTTCTTCACGGTCACGATGAAAGCCGCATGCTTGCCACCACGGCAAGCGGGCGCCTGAGCCTCACCGAAGATGAGGTTGGGCTGAAGGTTGAGGCGCGGCTTGATCCCGCTGACCCTGACGCCGCAGCCGTGATCTCAAAACTACAAAACGAATCAAAGGCAATGGGCATGAGCTTTGGGTTTACCGTGCCGAAGAATGGGCAGGTTTGGAACGATGACGGCAGCCGCACCCTTACCGAAATTGGGCTGCTTGAGGTGTCAACGCTCTCAGGCCATCAGCCTGCCTACCCGGCAACGCTTGGGCTTACCGCCGTGCGAAAGATCGCGCCTGCAAAGATCGGCGTTGATGGTGACGCATTGGTTGAAACGCTTGAAGCCGTGAAGGCGGGCACCGCTCTTGACGCTGACCAAACCGCTCTGCTTGACGCTGTGCGCGCCCGATTGGGTGCAGCCGCTGAGCCTGAGGCGATCGAATCTGAGCCTGCACCAATGGGTGAGCACCACACGATTGTGGCAGCCCGCCTCAAATTGGAGCAGCTCAAGGGATAGAATCCCTAACAGCCCACGCACCACGCTGCGCATGCCTGATCATCAGGCGCATCGGATAGGCGGCCCGGCACATTGTTTGTAAAACCAGAAATTGAAAGAGGTTAGAAAATGTCTGACGCTATCAAGAATCTGGCTGAAAAGCGCGCCGCGCTGCTAACCGATGCTTCAAGCATCGTGGCAGAGCATGCCGAAAAGGGCGAAGCCCTGACGGCTGAGGCAGCCGTTCTCAATTCCGCGATCTCTTCGGAGAAGATCGCCGCAGAGGCCCGCGCCGCCGCTGATGCTGCCCGTTCGGAAAAGGCTGTTGCCTTCGCCCCGGCTGCCGATGCAAAGCGTGACCTTTCCGCAGAGCTTCGCCGCATTGCCCGTGAGGGTGGTGAGGTTGAGCTTCGCGACATTACCAAGGCAACGTTCACGCAGCAGGTTGAGCAGGGTGATCGTTTCTGGGTCACGGCTGGGCAGGTAAACCCATTCGTTGATCCTGCGGTTGTCACCGTGCTTCAGGTTGCAAAGGGCAATGTGATTGCGCTCCCGCGCACCACGGCTCTAGGCACCGCTGCCGCTGTGAATGAGGGAAGCAACATTGGCGAGAGCGACGGAACGAACAGCTCCCTCAGCCTCACGCCTGTGAAGTACGCTTCGCTGCTTCAGGTTGGTATTGAAACCGTTCAGGATGAGATGTTTGACGTTGCCGCTTGGGCAACCGAAAAGCTCGCCGCCGAGCTTGCCGTTGCACATGGGGCCGTTGCAGGCCCTGCCGTTGCGGCAGCCGCTACCGTTGGCAAGCAGGGTGCAGCGATTGCGCCTACGTATGCTGACCTGCTCGCGCTGATCTACAGCGTGAAGCAGCAGGATCGCCGCGCTGCGAAGCGTGGTTTCTTGATGAACGACACCACGCTTGGTGCCATCATGGGCTTGGTTGACGGCGCAAGCCGCCCAATCTTTGTTCCGGGTGACCAGAGCCGCCCGGACACCATTCTTGGTTTCCCGGTGTATTCAGCCGCGTTGGCTGATAACGGTGACGAAGCCTTGAGCATTGCCTTCGGCAACCTTGGGGCCGTATACACGGCTGTTGCGGGAGCGCCTGCAATTGAGGCTGACCGATCCTATGCGTTTAACGCAGGGCTCATCACCTACCGTGGTATTCTTCGCGGCGCTACGGGTCTGATCGATCCAAACGCTGTTAAGACATTCAAGGGCGCGAACGTCTAATCTTTAGACAAAGCGCACCGCTGAGGGGCTGAGCATTACGCTCAGCCCCTCAGCATTTAGAGAGGGAAACAATGAGAATTCAATTGGTGATCAAGATTGACGGGCTGCGAAATGGGGAACGATGGCCTGCGCCGGGTGGCATCATTGACCTGCCCGCATCGGAGGCGGTAAACATGATCAGCCACGGGTACGCGATCCCTGCCCCTGCGCCACAGGTGCAAGAGCGTGCAACCGCTGAGCCTGTCATTGAGCGCGCTACACTAGCCCCCACACAGCCCAAGAGGCGAAAGGGGAAAGCGTAAATGGCAATCACCACGGGGCAATTGGCGGTGACTAGTACCGCGGGAAAGATCGTCACGCCCGACGTTGACGGCTGCCGCATTATTCTTCACACCATTGGCAACGCCGACGTATTCATTGGCAAAGCCAACGTCACCACCTCAACAGGGCTGTTGCTTGATAAAGAGGCAGGAGCCGTTGAGATGCGCATTCTGCCCGGTGATGAATTGTGGGCCGTATGCGCCACCACCGAAACCCTCACCTTCATGATTTTGGAGAATTAGCCCATGAGCTACATGACGCTTGCAGAATTCAAGAGCAGCATCGGGATTGCCTCAGGTGATACCGCTGACGATACCGCGCTGCAATCCTGCCTAGATGCTGCCGATCAGCTCATTAATAATTATTGCGACACAAAGGTTGGCTTTGGCGTCACGTCAAGCCAGACCCGTTATTACACCGCAACGCGGTGGGATTTCGTGCTTACCGATCCGATTGTGACGGTCACCACGCTTGCCACCGACGTTAACGGTGATGGCACCTATTCGCAGACATGGAGCGCCAACGATTACGTGCTTGCCCCACGCAACGCCGCGCTTGACGGGCGCCCCTACACCGAAATTGACGTGAGCCCATTTAGCGGCGGCACGCTGAATTTCCCAACGGGATACCTTGAAACAAAGGTGGTTGGCACCTTCGGTTGGCCTTCGGTACCTGCCGCAATTAAGCAGGCAGCCGGGATTCAGGCGGGTGCAATTTGGAGCAGCCGCACCGCCCCATTCGGGATCGTAGGCTCACAGGATTTGGGCGGGGTATTGACGATGCGCAGCGCCCTGCACCCTGAGGCACGCATTCTCATTGAGCCCTACCGCAACCGTGGTGGGCTTGCAATCTAATGAATGATCTAACGATTCATCAGGCTGTGGCTGCGCGCCTGTTGGCGGCAACCCCGCCCACGGGGTACACCCTCCGCAACGCCTATGCCACGCCGCCTGACAATCTCGCCGTGGTGCCTGCGGCGGTGTGCATTCCCGGTGGGGATTCGATCGCCTACGGCACAGGCGGCAGCCGCACCACGGTGCTTGGCGTGACCGTGATTCTCTACCTGAATGAGCAGGCTGACATGGGCCGCAAATACGCTGACCTGCTCACATGGCGGGCGTGGCTGCGGGGCGTGTTTGATGGGCAGGTGCAATTGAACACAGCGGGCGTTGCCCAAGCCATCGTTGCAAGCACTACCATTGGCACCGATACGTGGGCTGATACCACGTACATGACGATTGCCGCTGACCTGCAGGTGAGCGTGCTTGAAGGGGTGAACGTTAGTGCCTGAGATGCTGAAGGTAAAGGTGAAGCAGCCCCGCCCGGAGGGCAACCCGTACCTGCCTGAATCCGACGATGCCGTTGAGATTGATGCCGCTGTTGCCACATCGTTGGCGGCTTCGGGATTGGTTGAAATCGTAGACAATAAGCCCACCGCAAAAGCGGAAAAGACATTGAAAGAGGTTGAATAAATGGCCGTCACGCTAGGCGCTAAGGCATTTACAAAGGTTGTTGCGAAGAGCGAAGCCGCCTACGGCACCCCTGCATCATTCAACGATGCGTTGGGTGAGCTGCTGCACACAGACATTGTTGGCGTGATCGATCCGGGCGTGACCGTTGATTTGGCTGACGATAAGAGCGCAGGCATTCGCCCACGCCGCCTTGCATCATCGGCAACCGTCACCGCGAAGATGCCTGTTGTGACCCTAGCCGATGCGCCTGTTTCGGCGCGCAATCTCCCAATCTACTTTGATGCGCTTGCCACCATCACCCCAACGGGCACGGGGCCGTACACATGGGCATACACCCCAAGCGCCACCGATGTTGACACGCTCAAGACCTATTCGCTCTTCATGACCGATGGTGTGCAGAAATACATTGTTGATGGCTGCGTGCCTTCAGAGCTCACCATTTCCGCAGATCAGAGCGGCCTGCTTCAGGCAGGCGTCACGTGGTCAGCGCGCAACATTGCCACCACCACAGACACGTCAACGGCTGCATTCGCGCAGCAATACTTTGTGCCGGGGCGCTTGTTTGGTGTACGCACCGATTCGGCATGGATTTCTTCGGTTGGCGGCGGCACGGCGTATTCAACCTACGCCACCAATTGGAGCCTCACCATTATGCCGGGCGCAGCCCCGCTTCAGGTGCTCAACGGCTCAACCACCAATGTGAACGCGGGCGGCGTTGCCTACACGGGCGCGCTTGATGGCACGCTTGAAATCACGGTTGCATCAAACAGCTCAAAGGCTTCAGCCTTCCCATTGGCTGACATTGGCACAAAGAAATACGTTCAGGTTTCAGGGGTTGACGGGTCAGGCTATGGCTTCACAGCCTCAATCGTTGGCGTGATGGAAAACGTAAGCGTGATCGGTAGCGAATCTGACGGGCTCATTTTGGAAACCGTCACGCTTCAGCTTGCATCTGATGGCACAAACACCATCAAGTGTTGGGTGGTTTCGCCGCTATCGGCGCGCCCGTAATGTAAACCCGCCGCAGGCGGGAGAGGGGGAAACATGGCAGGCACCGCAAACGATCCCGTGATTGTGCACCTTGACGGCGATTTTGCAGGGTGGCACGCAACGTTCAGGCCGCTCACGAGAATCAGCGCCCGCGTGCTCATTGATCTTGAGAGCGATTCAATCGGCGTGCGATTGCAGGCGTACACAAAGATGATCTTGAGCATTGAAGGGTGGCGCGATCTTGACGGCAACCCAACCAATGATCCGCTTGACGCGCCGATTCAGGCGCTAGAGGCAGCGGCAACCAAATTTATTGGTGAGGCCGCAACCCTCCCAAAAGCGTAAGGCTTGCCGCCCGGCAATTGAGCTTGGGGCAAAGCGTCAAGCCAACGCCCGAAATCATTTTCTACATGCTTGCCAAAGAATTTGGCAAATTCCCGTGGGAGGTTGAAGAGCAGCCGCTACACTACGTGCTGAAGGCGTGGGCTCTCCATGCTGAATTGCAACCTAAAGAGGTGAAGCGTGGCCGCTAAGGGCAATGAAAAGGTGCGCATCTTTGTCACGCCGCAATCGTTGAAGGCGGCTGATGAGCTGCGGCTTGGCTTTCTTGAGGCATCAAACCCGCGCAAATTCAGGGCGATGCTGCAATTGGCAACGCTGAACGCAGCGCGCACGATGGTGAAGCCCGTGAAGGCTGAGGCACCCGTGCGCACAGGGCGCCTAAAGCGCGCCGTGGCTGCCCGTAAGGCGCTCAAAGATCGCCCTGCCGCCGTGGTAGGCGTGCGCGCAGGCAAGAGCCGGGGCGATCAAAAAGGCGCATGGTATCGGTGGTTTGTGGTGAGCGGCACAAAAGGCACCCGCATGACAAAGGCGCGGGGTAGGATCACCGTGCAAGCCATTCGTGGCAACGATTTCGTGAAGCGTGCCGTCACCGCGCCAACCAATCAGGCGCGCGCGATCGAAGCGCTCAACAAAACGGTGCAGGCTTTTTTGAGCGGCGTCATCAAATACCGAAAGGGCAGGGGTAGGTGATGGATAAAGGCATTATGAATTTGGTGGTGAAGGCGGTTGATAACGCCACGCCCACCCTGCGAAAAATCGGCAAGGGCTTTGGCGGCCTGTCAAAGGCAGGATCAGCCGTTGGGAGCGGGCTGCAAACCGCTGCGCTTGGAGCGGTAGGCATTGCCACCGCCGTTGCAGGCTTCACCATTGCCGCCACTAAGGCGGCAGCCGATGAGGAAAAGCAGGTTGCCCGGCTCAATGGCGTGCTCAAAGCGCGCAACATGCTCACCGATGAAAACACCGCAGCCGTTGAAGCTCAAACGGCGAAGATGGAAAACCTTGCCTTTGCCGATGACGCCGTGCGCGAGAGCCTCATCACCGCAACCGCGTTCACAAAGAATTTCAATGACGCCCTGAAGATTCAAAACGTGGCGGCTGACGTTGCCGCTGCCAAAAACATTTCGCTTGAAGAGGCAACGGCTCTGGTGGGTAAGGCGTATCAGGGCAACACAAGGGGGCTGAAGGGGCTTGGCGTTGAGGTAAAGAAAGGCGCAAAGGGCATTGACGTGCTTAATGCCGTCACCAATAAATACAAAGGCTCAGCCGAAGCCGCAGCCAATACCGTAAGCGGGAAATTTGCCAAAGCCCAAATCAAGATGGGCAACATCTTTGAGAATTTCGGCGCGGCATTCTTGCCGATTGCAGCCGATGGGCTCACGATCCTATCCGATAAAGTCTTGCCCGCCGTAGGCGAAGGGCTCAAGGCAATCATGCCGATCATTCAAACCGTGGGCAAATTCATCATGAATAATTTGGTGCCTGCGGTTGGCGGCTTCATCAATAAATTGACGGCGCCGGGCGGCGTGATCGAATCGGTGATGAGCGTCATCGGGCCGATCGTTAATAGCCTGATCCCTGTTTTCGGCATGATCTTTGATTCGGTAGGTAAGACAGGCGCGAAGATCGCTGAGCTGGTTGGGATTCTTTGGGGAGATGGCAAAGGCCCATTGGCGGTTGGCGTGCAGGCAATGGGCAACATCTTGGGGTTTGTGGGCAAGATCGTTGCAAACCTGATTGGCTTTATTGGTGAGGCGATTGGGGCGGTCATCAACGTATCAAAGGCAATCATGGATTCACCAATTGGTTGGGTGATCAAAACCATTGCAGGCATCATCGGCAACGTTGCGGGCGCGGTGGGCGGCGCAATCGGTTTGACGCCACCTGCCAATGCAGGCACAGGCGTTTCGGGTAATCCGATGGATACCAAATACACCATCAACATCGGCGGCAAGGCGGTTGACGGCGTGGTGAAGGATTCGCTCGGGCGCATCGTCACCACCACCACACCGGGGCGCTAAATGGCAACGCACCCTTTTGCCATTCTGGTTGATGGCGTCAATAGCGGTGCAAACATTCTTGATGACTATTCAACGTCAAGCCCAACCACGCCGTGGGTTGATCCTGAGAGCGTAAGCCTCACCCAAGATGCAAACGGTGAGGGCGGCTCTCTCACCTTTGACGTGGTGCAGGTGAAAACGCCAAGCCCCGGCGGGCCGTGGTGGAAATCAGGCGGCGTCAATGACAATGCGCGCGTGCGCTTTCAGGTAAGCGGCACCACCACCTTTCTTGGGTACATCACATCGATTGACGCGCAGCTTGCCGAAAATGGCTTGGGCACGCGCGCAACCGTCACGGCTGCCGCAGCGTCAACGTTTCTTGACAAAATCATTGTCTACAAAGGGCGCCTGACTACAGGCACCCGCCCTGATTACACTTCAAATTTCCTGATCGGCACGGCATCAAGCACCGATCAAGCATGTGTCACGGCTCTGGTGTCAAAGGCTGATGCCGTGCAGGCGTTTAGCGGCGGCACGTCAGGCCGCACCGCCAATCGGTTGATCGTTTCAACCAATACCACGCCCGCCTATTCGGGCACCGCCGTGACGATTGGGCAGCAAAAGATGGTGCCCGGCACGCTACGCTCAGCGCTTGACACGATCAAAGAGGCGGCAGAATCGGTTGACGGTGAGCAGCGCCGCTATTGGGTGGCGGCTAACGGGCGCATCAATTACGCCCGGCTTGGAACGGCAGCCCCTACGTTTGCCACCGCCCCGTTCAAGATCGTGACCACGGCAACATTCAACCCCTACGGCTCAGCATCGGAGGCGGCAACCATTCAGGCGCGCAATCTCAGCGTGGTGCTTGATCATGATTCAATCGTGAAAAAGGCACGCTTCACCTTCAACACCAATGCATCGGATTGGGATTCAAAGATTAGTGCGGGCGCCTATACCGTGGCTGACCCGTACGGGCGCGTCTATGACGAAGCAGCGCCAGATGGTGCAGGCATGACGACGCGCAACGGCCCACGCCCTGAAACCATTATTGGCGTGACGCCGCAGCCGAATAAATCAGCGGCGCCTACCTATTGGAGCGACAAAATCACCGCGTACGCCAAGCGCTATTTCGGCACCGATACCTACCCAAACCGCGCTGCCCCACAGCGCAGCATCAGCTTCAGCATTCGCGGCGCTGACACTACAAACAATCCCTACGGCTTTGCCAACGGGTACCGCCAAACGGGCACGGCGCCTGATACATTCACCCTGCAATCGGGTTGGGAGGCAGGGCAATGGGTAAACATTGCCGCGCCGGGGCTTGATCTCAGCGGCATTTACCGCATTGAAAGCATCACCATGACGTTTGAGCCGGGCTCTATGATTCGGCAATTCGACATGACCGCAGAGCGGGCACCACGCAACCCGCTCAAGAAATTCTTGCAGGGGTAAGACATGGTTGAGAAATTTGGCAGCGATCAACAGCAAATCGCAACGCTAGGCGGCGGCGTCATCAGCGAAGATGGCGCCACGCTATTGAGCGGTGAGAGCACGGGGGAAAGCGCCCTGCTCTTCGGCCCCGCCTCCCTGCGGGAGATCAAAGCAGGCGTTGCCAACGGCGATTTTGCCATTGCCCCGGCTGACCCAACGGGGACGATCACCGCTGACAATGCGTTGCCCTATTGGACTTTTACCGATGTAAACAGCGCGGGCGCGATTACCGCTGCATTGGTTGCCGATGCAGGCGCGGCCTCAGGCAACGTGTTGCGCTTCACCGTGGCAAGCGGCACCCTCACCGGGAAGAGCGCCACCCTCACCCGATTTATTCCCGTGCCATCTTCAGCCTCACGCTCATTCTCATTCTATGCCGAAGCCACGTTTGAGAGCGGCACGGCAAGCACGCAGGCAACGGCAACGCTCAGCGGGCAATTCTACAAAATTGATCAGGCAACCACCACGGGCAGCCCGATCACATCAGATACGTACCCGTTTTCATCTCTAGTTGGCGCAACGGGAATAACCGCCCCTGATCTCTACGGGGTAGCACCTGATCTCACCACGATGACCGCGCCCGCCGATGCGGCTTTTTTGAAAATCACCATCACCATTGCAACGGTTGCCACGCAATCTGCCGATCGCACGGTTGATCTAACCGAAGTGCGCGTGACGGCGGGCCTTCCTGAGCTATTGATTACCGATAGAGATGATCCAACAAACCCGCCCGCTGTAATCAATGCATCAGCGGGTGAGCTCAACATTCAGAGCGGCTCAGGTGACTACCTTTTGATTCGCCCCGATGCGTTATTTGTCGCCGCAGATTCAATGGGCATCAACGCCGGGTCAGGCGATGCAACGATTACTAGCGGTGATAACGTCAACCTGATTGCCCCTAACGGCGTTTACGTCACCACAAACGGTACCACCGAAGGATCAATCTATGCAGCAAATGTCATTTCGGCTGGTGACCTTCGGCTGTTGGCTGATGGTGGTGACGTTTATCTAAACAGCACGGCGGCGGGCGTTGGGCCGCGCCTGCTCTTCAGGGATAGTGCGGGCACATTCTACGGCGGGCTTCGAATGGAGGGCGCCAACGTATTTCGTTTTTATAACGGCAGCACAACCAACGATTATGCCTACATTTACGCAGAACGCATCTACGCAATGGACGGCACCACGGCCAGCCGCTACATGTTTGATAACGGCACACAAACAGCGTTCAGCGGGCCGATCCTAGCGGGCGCAATCACATCAACAGGAAACGTGAGCGCCAATCAATACAGCGCTGACAGCATCACAGGCACCACGGCAACCACAAACGCCGCCATTTGGGTGCTTACCGCAGGCACCACGTACAACCTACGCCGCAACACATCTTCGGCGCGATACAAAACAAACATCGTTGATGCTGATGAGGCGGTGCTAGAGGCAGCCCGTAAGATCAAGCCACGCCACTATGAATCAACCATTGCCGATGAGGCGGGCGCAACGCGCTTGGGATTCATTGCCGAAGAGGTAGAGGCGGCAGGGCTTACACATGCCGTGGGGTATGACGCTGAAGGCCGCGTTGATACGATTGACCCCACCGCTTTGATTGCCGCGCTCTTTGCGCGCGTCAATGATCTTGAAGAGCGGCTGAAGGCGCTTGAGGGTTGACCGTGACGAAATCGCAGGCAGAAACGATCATTGCCCGGCTTGATGCGCAGAGCGAAAAGATTGACGCGCTAAAGGCGGAGATCGATCAAATGAAAGGCGGCTTGGCGGTGCTTCGCGCATTGGGCGCGATGCTAGGTGTTGGGGGTATCGGCGCGCTCTTGGCGTGGCTGCAAGCACAGGGCAAATAATGCGGCGGGTGCTCTTGCCGCTCTTGGCCGCATTTGTGCTTTGGCGTGCGGTGCCCGTTGCCGCTGCCGAATGGGTATTTACCACCACCGCGAATGGCACCGTGCAGCTCATTGACGGCGGCTTTGTCATTACGGGCGCCGATGGTGGCGGCGGCTCTCACGTCACCACCTACACCACCACCGCCGATGCAGCGGGCACGGTGTGGCTGCTCTGGCAATACGCCACCACCGATGGCGCGTGGTATGACCGCCCGCAATTTCTGATCAATGGCGTTGCCACCGATCTCATGACGCAGGGGCTTGAAGGCAACGGCGGCGTTCAATTTGAGGTGCAGCCGGGTGACGTGTACGGCTTTGGCGTGTGGGCGATTGACACATGCTGCGGCGCGGGCGTGCTCACTATCACCGATCCCGCGTTTATCCCTGCAAGCCCTGAGCCTTCCCCTGAGCCTTCACCTGACCCCACCCCGCTGCCTAGCGTGCAGCCTAGCGAAGAGGTGCCCACCTATGAGCCCACGCCATCCCCTGAGCCTTCGCCAATTGATAGCCCTCAACCTAGCCCTAGCCCTGATTCTAGCCCTGAGCCTAGCCCTACGCCTAGCCCCGTAGAGCCCTCTCAGAGCCCCGCTACGCCTTCGCCCACGCCAACGCCGCCACCTGCGCCTGAATCGCCCTCACCTAGCCCCACCGTGGCGGAAACCCCTACGTTGGAGCCTTCGCCTGAGGTGAGCCCTGAGCCCACCCCTTCGCCTACGGCTGAGCCCACCCCTGAGCCTGTGCCCTTTGACCCCGGCGCAGCCGCCGAAGAGGTGGCAGCCGCGATTGGTGAGGCAGCGGCAGCGGTTAGCGAAGCCGTAGGGCAGGCCGCGGCGTTTGTCGCAAATCTTGGACACGATCTATCGCCTGAAGAAAAAGAGAAAGCAGCCGCTACAATCGTTCCCGCTGTGATCATCACGCAGGTTGCCCAAGCGGCAACCGCGGCGGCGGCTGCGGCAGCTTCAATTGGAGGCTCACGAAAGGCGAAACCGTGAAGCACCTGATTGATTTTATTTTGGATCTCAGCGCCTCATCGTTCACGTGGTTGGGCATGATGGTGGCTTGGATTGTATTGCCAGAATCTGGCACGCGGGATTTTGTAGGCATGAGCATTTTGGTATTGATCGCCCTGTGGGCAATCACAGGGCCGTTGCGATGGGGTAAAGGCTGATGACGTTTACGGATTACATCGAACAGGTTGCCGCTCAGGGTTGGGCGCGCGTTGACGTTGCGCCGGGCGAATGGGTTGCCGTGGTGCCAAACGATGCGCACACCGCATTCGGCGGCACGCTCTGGCGCCGCGCCGAAAATGGCAATGACTACGCCGAAGGCGTCACCGAAGGTCACCCCGTAAGCGCCGCGCTTGACTATGATGCAGCCGCCCGCGCTCTTGCCGTGATGATCAAGCGGGAAAACGCCTAATGCCGCGCTACCTAGTGGCTTCGCAGCTCTACGCCGATGCCGAAGCCCAATTGAAGGGCGCCAAACAAATTCTTGACGATTGCACATGGTCATCGTGCGCCGCCGCCGTATCGTGGGCGAGCGGGTACGCCGTCACCTACACCGCCGCGCAGGGCGTTGCAGCCTTTGAGAAAGCCACAGGGCGAAAAGACAAACAGGGCGTGAGCGATGCCGGGGGCTCTCTGCCCGAAGCCGTCAAAACCATTGCGGTGCTTGGGGGAAAAGCCCGCTATGCCAAATCATGGGCCGATGCCGTAGAGGCAGCGAAGCAGGGCGCCGCCCTCATGGTGTGGGTGCAACAGCCTGTTGGCTATCCCGCGGGCGTACCAATCAGCGCATGGCACGATCGTTGGCGCAAATGGTGGGGCAAGCATGCGCCTCAGAAGCTCATTGACGGCTACGGGCACATGACCTCAGCGGGGTGGTGCGAAGATCACGGGTGGCAATGGGCGTGCCCAACGCGCGATGAGAAAACCGCGGCTGAGAAATACGCGGTGCCTGTCACCGAAGAGCAATTGCGGGCGATCGCAAACAGCAAGGTGAAAGCCAAAAAGGCAAAGGCTGATTTCAAGTGCCTGCTCATCGTCACGCACCCGGCGCGCAACGCCGCGCCTGCGCCCGTGGCGCCTGTTGCAACGCCTGTGCCAACGCCTGCCCCAACGCCAAAGCCTGCCCCTGCCCCTACGCCTGCGGCGCAGGTGGTGGCAAAGGCTGAAGCCCCGAAGGCCGCGCCAAAGCCTGCAAGCCCAACCGTGGCAGATCAGGTGGGCAAGGCGCTTGAGGGTGTAGATTGGGAGCAGCTCAGCGGGAGGGCGCTCACAGCCGCAACAGGTGCGGCGGCGGCTGCGTCAAAAGTGAAAGGTGCCCCCGCAAAAATGATGACGTTTATCAAATACATCAAAGACAACACGGGCATTGATGAAGCCCTGATCGAATTTGTGCGCACGTTTGTCACGGTGAGCATCAGCGTGGCGCTTGGCTTGGGTATCCCGCTGCTAGACATCAGCGGGGGAGATTTCCGCACGGTGCTTTCAGCCGGGCTTGCCTCAGGGTTGCAGGTATTGGTGAAATACCTTGACCCGAAAAACAGCGCCTTCGGCATCAAAGAAAAGCCCTAACACAAACGTTGCCACACAGGTGGCACAAGATCGGGTGTAGGCTGCGAATAGTCACCTAAACAGGTGGCACGTAGATTGGAGGTACCCGATGAACGCGCTTGATGAATTGCGGGCGTTGAGCCGCCCGCGCAAAGGCCCACCGTGCGGCATGGCTGCCGTGCATCTTCAGGGTGAGGATTGGGAAACATTGCAGGTAGGGTTGGCTGACCCTGCAATTACTAACAAAGCGCTGACCGCGTGGCTTGAAAAGCGCGGCTTCACCATTTCGTTTTGGACTATCGCACGGCACCGCCGGGGCGAATGCGCGTGCAAATCATGAGCGAAGAATTGCAGCTTGAGCAGCGCCTGCATGAGGTGACCGAAGCCCACAAACGCGCGCTGCGCCAATTGGCAAAGCGTGATGCTGCCCGTGAAGAATTGGTGGCGGCGGTGTATCAGGCCGCCAAAGATGCGGCGCTGAGCATCACGATCCCACCCGTACCAAAGCCCAAAGCCTCAGGCAAGAAAGGCGAAGCCGAAACATTGGTGGTGCTCTTGGGCGATTGGCAGCTTGGGAAGCATTCAGAAACCTACGGCATTGACGTGGCAAAGGCGCGCATTGCGCTGCTTGCCACTAAGGTGCAGCGCCTGATCGAATTGCACGGCACGCCTGTCAAAGAAATTGCATGCGTGCTCTTGGGCGATTTCGTAGAGAGCGACGGGAACATTTTTCCAAGCCAAGCCTATGAGGTAGAGCGCGGCGGTTTGTACGTGCAGATTTTTGAGGGCGCGGGCATGCTTGCACAATTCGTGCGCGCAATGGCAGCGCTTGCACCAAAGGTGACCGTGCGCGGTGCGATCGGAAACCACGGGCGGTTGGGCCGCTTCGGTGATCATTCAAATGAATCAAACGCCGATGCGATTTTGTACCGCGTAGCGGCTGAGCATTTGAAGGCTGAAAAGCGCGTTGATTGGCGCGAGAGCCTCACGATGGGTGGGCGCCATTGGTATGACACGCTGAGCCTGCCCGGCAATAAAACCGCCATGCTTGTTCACGGTGATCAATTCAGGGGCGGCGCTTTCGGGTTGCCGTACTACGCAATTGCGAAGCGTGCACAGGGTTGGAATCTTTCGGTGCAGCCGTTCGATTTCCTGTTTTACGGCCATTGGCACACGCCTGCAAGATTGGTGCTATCCGATGGGGCGCATACGGTGTGGGGCAATGCAAGCATTGAATCATCAAACCGCTACGCCCAAGAATGGTTGGCGGCAAGCGGCACCCCTGCGCAATGGGCGCTGTTTTTCGGCAAGGGTGGCGTGACCGCCGAATACCTAGTGCGCCTAGAAGATGCCAACGGCTGAGCCGAAGCTTGGGCCCTGCCCGGTTTGTGGGGAGCCGGGCAGGCTCTATGCCTACGGTGAGCAGGTAGCGAATACAGGGCCGTACGGGGTGGCTTGGGTGCTCTCCCAAACCCTGTGCGGGGGGTGCCTAAAGGTGGTGGTTGAGGCGGCTCAGGCAGGGGGGTTGCCCGATCTTGAAACAGGGGGTTGACAGCCGCCAACCGTTAGCCTTATTCTTCGGGTGTCAGGGAAACAGCCCCAAACGGGGCGCCTGATTTGGAGGATAAAAAGATGGCAAACGTAAGCCTTCGGGAAATCAAGACAGCGCTTAGCCTGATTGGTGACGGCGTGTTGATGCAGCCCCGGGATCGCAGCCACTATGACGCGGCTATTGCGTTGAAGGTAGCGGTGCGACATGCCCACGGCTTCAAGAGCGTGCGCGGCGAAGGCGGCGCAGCCGCAATTCGATTTGAAGAGCTAGGCGATTACGAAACCGCCAACATGATCAATGCCACGATCTTGGAGGCGTTCTAATGAGCGGCGCACGATTCTCACACCTTTGCCAATACACCACCCGCCGCAACATCAGCGTTGCGATGGGGCGTGGGGTGCACGTGTGCAACCGCGCAGCCGATGCATTCGGTGAGGATTACTACCCTGAAGGCGCAACGCAGCCAATGCTAGTGACTATGTGCACAAAGCATGCTGAGGTTTGGGCGAAGAAAGCGGCACGCATTAAGCGCGCCCGAATGGTTGGAGGTGCACGATGAGCTCAGCGTTTTGGAATCTCTGCCCGGTATCCGCACGCCACGGCTATTTGCAGGTGGTGAAGAATGCGCAGGGCGGCTTGATTGCCGTATGCGCCAAATGCTACGTGCCCGTTAAGGGGCGCGAAAACCTTTTGGGAGGTGGCAAATGATCACGGCAATTCGGGAATTTCTTGCCTTCGCAATCTTTGTTGGCTGCATCATCGTGGTGCTCATCGTTGGCGGTGCAGCGTGAGCGCGCTGAATCGCACAGGGCAGCCGCGCATGGTGAACGGCCTGCGCCGCCGCAGCGCTCTTGAGGCGTTTGAGGTGGCAGAGCGGCGCCGTGAACGGCAGCGCTATACGATCGCGCTCTGCGTGGCGTTGATCGTTGGCGCCGTCATCATTCGAATGGGGGCGTAAGCGATGCCCCTGTTTGATTACCAATGCCGTACCTGCAACGTGACCGTTGAGGCGCTTGCCCCGGCTGACGGGCGCAAAGCCCTGAGGCATGAGGTGTGCGGTGCAAAATTGTGGCGGCTATTCAGCCCACCCGCCGTGATCTTTAAGGGTGAGGGCTTCGCAAAGAATGATCGGAGGGCTAAGAATGGCAAAGGCATTTGAATTCGTACGCGCTGAGCAGCGCTCTGAGGCATGGCTTGAGCTACGCCGCGCAGGGCTTGGGGCTTCAGACATGGCGGCGGTTATGGGCGTGAGCCCGTATAAAACGCCCTTTCAACTATGGGCTGAGAAAACGGGCACGGTGCCTGAGCAGGCCGTTGGGGCAGCCGCCCACCGGGGCGTGATTCTTGAAGATGCGGTGGCGCGCTATTACGAAATTGAACGCGGCGTGAAGCTGCGAAAATCAAACGGGATCGTGCGCCTGAAGAAACACCCGCGCATCATGGCAAGCCTAGATCGAACGATTGCGGGGCAGCCTGAGGGCATCGTTGAAATCAAAACCTCAGCCTCACCGCGTTGGAGCATGTACCCCGTGCCGCCTGAGGCGGTGGTGCAGGTGACTACCCAAATGGGCATCGTGGGCGCGCAATGGTGTGACGTGGTGGCGCTCTTGGGCGGTTTGGTGTTCAAGATTGAGCGGGTGCAATTTGACCCGGCGCTGTGGGCTGAGATTCAGCGCAGCGCCATGCTGTTTCTTGAGGCCGTAGATACTAAAACCCCACCACCGATGGAGGCGCTAGATGCCGCCGCCTTCGCATTGGCAACGCCGCAGGCTAGTGACGTGATCCTTGAGGCTGATGAAAAGATTGAGCGTGTCTATGAGCAGCTCAGGGAATGCAACACCGAATTGCATTTCTTGGAGCAGAAAAAGGGCGCGCTTGAGATGATCATCAAAGAGGCGATCGGTGAGCACGGCGGTATTGCGGGGGGCAATTGGGCAATCTATTGGCGCCAATCCCGCCCAACGCA